ACGGTGCGTTAGTTATTGAAACAGGCGGAGCAGGCATTGACGGAAACATTAACGTTGGTGATGGTGCGCAGTTTAATATCAACCAATCACTAAATCCATTCCGTGTATATGGTAAATTTGCTAATACATTAATCTACGCCGACAGTGTAACTGATACAGTTACCATCGGTGGCAGTAATGTTGCTTCTGTAGCTGGCACAACACTTCGTGTTAACGGCAATGGTGCGATGATTATTCCAATTGGTGCGTCATCTGATCGCCCAGGAAGTTCAGGCAACGTTGACGTTGATGGTATGATACGTTTAAACAGTACTACAAACGTATTTGAATACTATATCGATGGCGGTTGGCAAACATCACAGGGTGCGTTTACTGTTATCACCTCTGATAACTTTAACGGCAATGGCGTAGCTAATACGTTTGTGTTGTCAAGCAGTACCACTACAACCGCTACAATGGTTATGATCAACGGTGTAGTACAAATTCCTTCTACATCATATAGTATCAGCGGCAATGTGCTAGCATTCACTGAGTCTCCAGAAACAGGTGACGTTATTGATGTTCGTTCGTTAACCACAACTGTAACGGTTGCTGAGATTGGATCTGGATTTAACAACTTTAAAGCAAACGTTGATTACTTATTCTTAACAACTGGAACATCATCGGGCGAAACTCGAATGTTAGTAGACACAACAGGTCTTACTACATTTACAGGTGATGTAGAAATCTACGGTAACCTAACTGTTAAAGGTAATAGTGATGGACAAATTACTATTGGTGATACTGCTGGCGATAATGTAGCGTTTAACGCAGACGTTAATAGTAGTGTAACACCAAACGTCGATGACACATACAATTTAGGTAGCGCAACTAAACGTTGGAAAAATGTTTTTGCTGGCAATATCGTACACGATCAAACAGCAATTAATACAAGTTCAACTACTACAGTGATAGATAGTTTTGCGACATCAAATTACTCAAGCGCCAAATATATTGTACAGGTTAAAAACGGAGCTAACATTGAGGCAATGGAAGCATTGGTGGTTTCAACTTCGGCCGATGCGTATATTACAACATATGGTATTATAAATGCTGGTTACGCAATGGGTTCATTGACTGCTAACGTAGTTAGTGGTAATGTGCGGTTGTATTATACAACAGCATTGAGTAACAGTAACGTTAAAGTACAAACAACATACATTGTGTAAACATAAATGCTAAAAATTAATAAACTTTATAGAAGAGGGTACACTGGGGAAGAGATTATTGCCCAGCGTACTCTTCAAGATGGTAACTGGAATACAGTTACAGAACATGTACCTAATAATGTTACAAATAATCAAATATCAAATCGTGCTGTAGTATTTGGCAACGGCGAAAGTCGACTAACATTTAATACCAAACATGTAATGGGTCATAAATCGGGCTTGTTGGGAGCAGACACACTACAAACGTATGCGTGTAATGCTTTCTATAGAGACTACACTCCGGACTTTTTGGTGTGCTCGGATCGTAGGGTTGCCCAAGAATTAGTAACAAGCAACTTTACTGCTGATAATGTAGTCTACACTCGTGTTGATATTATGTTAGAGTTCCCTAATAAGTTTTATCTAATTCCGCACGATATATACGCAGATGCTGGTACTACTGCTTTATATCTAGCTGCTTTTGATGGTCATAAACGAATCTATATGTTGGGATTTGATGGGCAAGAATCCGCAGTAAGAAACAATAATATATATGCTGATACAAATGGTTATGATGCTAGGACAGCATCAATATCTGGCAGCAAATGGGAACAAAATCAAAAAAGCATATTTGATGTATACGATGATGTTGACTTTATTCATGTTAGTGAAACAGGTCGCCATAGAATCCCAGAAAGCTGGAAGTATTGTTCGAATCTCAGACGTATTAGTTATCGTGATATGGTATTAGAAGCGGACCTATAGTATTGCTTCTAGCGTTTTAATCTTAGCCGCAACGGCATTAAAATTAATAGTACGCCAAACTCCCGGGTGTAAGGGCTTAGGATGGTCTTCTAACTCAACCCAGCAGTAACCTCTATGCTCGTTGTTCAACACAGGAACAAATTCGGTATCTACTGGCGCAATAAATGTGTGATATGTAAAGTTACCGTTGTCGCTGGTAAATTTTTCTATAGGAATAAGTTTTGAGTCTTGAATTGTTCCACCAAGCTCTTCGCGTATCTCTCGCAACAGACTTTCAATTATACGCTCGCCCTGTTCTATCTTTCCACCAACAACTCCCCACGTGCCAGAATACTTACTACTGTTACGCAATAGGAATAGATACCGTTTGGTTGTGGTACAATAGATAAAAGCGCCTACACTTTCTAAAGGACGAGAGTCCATTGGCCGTTTTTGTATTCGCCTTCCCAGCTTTTCACCCACTGATTGAGATTCCATTTATATTGCGTCCCACTTGTTAGATTACTTACATATTGTACATTATCTTCTTGCTGGCTGTCAAATACAATATTCCAATGAGTTCCGTTGTATTCAATAATATCGTTTGCGTTGGCTACTAGGTCTCTATTATCTGAACCGCGCCAAGCAATAGCACCTTCGCCAGGCAGATTATCCCAACTGCCAATTGCTTTAAGTATTAGGTAGCGAGTACCGGTAGCTGGACTGAGTATGCTAGCATCGACTGTGGCTTTAGTAGGATCAATAATCGCATTGATAGCTGACAGGGTATTGCTTGGTAATGTATCTATGTCGGGATTAAAAATCATTAACAATTCATCAGTTGGGTGATAGCTGACTTGTCCCACAATCTCAGTAATGCCATCTTCCTGTAATAGTCTAATTTGACTAATACCATTTTCTAATACACCGTAGACATTAATTAAATTACGCCATTGATCTCTAGTACCAATTTTAGTAGGAGTTTCTAGTGTGGGTTCTCTAGGAGTTTCGACGTCTTGTACTTTAAGCAAGGTTAAGTTATTGCCAATTAACAGCAATCCGTAATCCATTGGGGTAAAGTATTGACGCATGCCTAAGATATTAGAGTTATTATATACTTCTGTGCTTAGATCACCTTGCGCATCGTGTATACTAGCAATAATTTTTTGAATAACACCAAGTTTTTTAACTTTAGTTGGTAGACTAATCCACACAGGTAATTTAAATGTCAATGTAGCAACATCAATTGGATTCTCGGTGCCAACTGGGATACTACGACTAGACCAATTTGGACTATCTAAATAAACAACACTCAGACTAGTCCAATCAATGTAGTTATCTGTGCTTTGTATTTCAAAAGCAGGATTAAATAACGGAACTATTTGTTCGATTAACTGTAATTTTTGTTTAGTGTTGCTAGTCCAAATATCTACTTTTAATTCTATAGTATACGGAACTGGCATTGATCGCTCAATAGTAAACGCATTACCTTGACGATTTTCGTATTCTTGAGTAGCTTCGTTGTAGTAACGTTGACGCACATGCATTTTGCCTATGTAAGCAGGGTCTTGAACACGATCTCGATCATAGTTAAGATTACTAATATACACAGTCATAGCGGGTGTTGTTGGTAATGTGTTTTCGCTATTATTTTGAATAATATTCATTACTTGTTTACTGCCATCGCCGTAGTATACAGGTACACGCTGTAAGGTTGTATTACCTGATTGATCTGCGCCAAATTCTACTTGGAAACCACTGATCATACGTATAAATTGAACCAAAAAGCGTTCAATTTGCGCATCATAAAAGAATTGTTGAAGTGCGGCCATAGTTAATTATCCGATGTTGGGCGTAGGGCATCACTTAGCCCTTGGCGTTCATAGACCACATTAGCATACACTGTGTATTCTAATAGCGACCCAATTAATAAGTTTTCAGTACCAACGGTAACTGCTAGATTACCACTGCTATTGCTTAATGTGTTGTTGACTTTAGTTCCGTTGATTAAAGTTTTAACACCGTAATTGGCATTGTATCTAATCTCGGTAACTACTGCCCCGGTGCTGATATTAAACGAACTTGTGATCGCATTAGCAGGCGGAACATAAGTATTGGCAATTTTAATAACGTCCCAACCTAATGAATTTTTATAACTAGCATTGGAGTTGTTGATAAAACTATTGCGCTGTGTTTTGTTAGTAGTACCCGGTGTAAGATTTGTTCTCACATTGTCTTCAACTTTAACCCAACGCTTGCCGTCGAAGCGGAATAGTCTGTTTGGTTGGTAATCTAATCTTAAATAGAAATTACCAGTGGTCGCATTGCTTGGAAACGCTATACCAGCAGCAACTACAGCACCGTTTGGTGGAACACCGTCACCAGTTAAATAACCTTGTATTTTTGCGCTTGGCGGTGTTGTTCCTGCGGTAGTATCTTGAACGCTATCGCTAGTGTCTTCGGTAAGGGTACTAGCATCTAGTGGCCCCGGATCACCCGGAAACCCATTTTCTGTTACTGGAGCAGTATACATCCAGCTGGTATCGTATCCACTGGCAGGCA